CCGATACAGGAAGTTGTTAGTGAAGATACGCCAGGAACAACACTACCGAGAGTGGAAGATAAAGAACCCTTAGAACTTACTGAAGAAGAAGTTGCTGTTGAAGTATCTGAAGTAGAAGAAATTGTAGAAAAGATTGTAGTAGAAGAAGCTACTGTTGAAGAAGTCGTTGAAGTACTAGAACAAGTAAATGATGTAGGTGTACAAAACCTAGACCAAGCTACTGAAGAAGTACAAGAGATAGTTCAAGCTGTTGTAGAAGAAGCTATTGCAGATGTTGAAGAACTTACTGAAGAACAAATAGAAGTTGTAGCTGAAGTATTACAAGTACAAGCAGAAGATGTAGCTATCATTGCTGAGTCTGTTAAAGATGATGAGGTTATAGCCGAAGCAGTAGAAGAGTACGTTGAGAGAGCTGTAGAGAACGCTGACATAGAGAATTACACACTAGCTGACGTTGTAACAGAGGTATCTTATGAATCATTCATAGAAAATCCTATAGAGACCTTCGTAGATTTTAATAATTTAGGTGATATAACCGTTGCAAACATAGGTGATGACATGACTCAAGACCAAAAGGAAAAAGCTCAAGAGGTTGTAGTCCCTGTTATTTTGACTAGAATAGCTAGTATGGCAGCCTTTATGTTTAGGAGAAGTTAATGATTAAAAAGTTATGGACATGGTTCATTGCAGCAATTAAAGAAACCTTAAACCTTAGTTGGACTTTGGTTGGGTTAGTGATTGCAACTTTAACTTTAACTGGTTCTGCACAACAAGTGACAGGGCTTGCTACAATAGTTACATTAGCAGTATGGTTATTAACCATAGGATTTAGAAAGTGAGAGTACAATATGTCCGACAAAAAATTACAATATTTAGTTGAAGAACTATTAACAATAGAGAAAGATGGTAAGAAAGTATTTACACCTACAGTAATGTTAAATGGTGAGACACCTATCGTTACAGGTTTATCTTCAAACATACCTCTGTATCTTAATGTAAAGAAAGATGGAGATGTCAGAGCTAGAAATGATAAAGGTCACTACGTAGCAGATGATATAACTACCGCAGACAATGAAGCATGGAAAGAAGAAGAGTAATGTGCTACATAAATAAGAAAGATAATGGTACATACATACAGATATGTAACCATAAATATGGTATAGAACATTGCAGTTAGATGTTATTAGAACTCAATTTGGCAAAGATGCTACCAATGGTATGTTGTTTATTGATGGTATCTTTGAGTGTTATACACTAGAAGACCAGTATCAAGCAGTCAAAGTAATGCATGAGACATGTATACCTGAAGGCAAGTATGATATAGAGTTTAGAAAGACTGGTGGATTTCACGCTAAGTATACCGAAAGATATAAAAATGCACACTATGGTATGCTTCACATACAGAACGTACCTAACTTTACTTATATACTGATACACACTGGCAACACCGATGAGCATACCTCGGGCTGTCTTATTGTCGGAGAAAGTCAACAAGATTTAGATATATCTGCTGACGGATTCATCGGCTCAAGTGCTGTGGCGTACAAGAAGATGTATTCAAAAGTGGCTAATCAATTACTACAAGGTAAGAAAGTTACTATTAAATACAATACAATAAACAATCTATTAGAGAGTAAGCCTATAGACAATAAAGCTAAAGACCATTTGATATTAGCTGAGTCTGTGTATGACAAGTTACAAGAGATTAACGGTAATGTCATCAAAACTAATGCTATGCTTAAAGGTAGATTAATAAATTAGGAGATATATATGAGTGATGAACTTAAAGATATGTTAGAGAGAACTAGTTGGACCTTCGTTGAAGCGTTCATTGGTGCTTTAACTGTAGCTCCCCTAGTAGGTGTAGACGCTGAAGTACTTCAGTTGGCTGCTCTTGCAGGTGGTGGTGCAGCTCTAGCTGTGATTAAGACTTACGCCAAGAAACAAATTGGTGGAACTTCTCAATCAACAAGTAAATAAATTTAAGGCAAAGCCGAGGTTTTTATCCTTTCTTCCTCGGCTCTTGCTTACTTAGAATTAGAAAGGTGCTTGACCCTCACTGATTTCATCTAGTGATTTAGCTTTAGGTAGTGTTACACCATTTGCCACTGCTGCATAATCTTTCCAACATTCAGGTGTAGATTTGTTATCCATCCACCATGACTTAGCAAACACTTTACCGTCTACTGTATCACCTGCTGTACAATTACCCATTGCTTGACATCTAAAGTCAGGACTGTTAGGTTTGTTTTTCTCTTCAGCCTTATAGTATTTAACACCTTGACTAGAACCACATGGACATAAAAGACCACTAGCGTTTATAGCTAATGCTCCATTAGAATGTTTGTCACCTGTCCTGTCACCGAATCCTGCTTCCTTTATAGCCTCTACAGGGCTACTAGAAGATGCAGAGACAGGCGGTGTTACCACATCTTCTTTAGCCTCAATCTTTTTTGGTGGCGCAGGTTCAGAGGTTTTACCCCCGACCTTGCTCATTTCTTGTGCGCTTGGTCTAGGCTTACCACTACCTTGGTACTTCCAATTAGCTAACGCTCGACCTATAGCGCTTGTCTCACAGTTTTCCATCCATGCATCTGCATTGGCAAAGCCGCCTTGACCTTTAGTTTCCTGTGCTATACCAGTTGATACTGGATTTATATCTTCTATATCTTTATATAGCAATGCACGTACACAAACCATTGTGCCATCATCACTTATCTTTACTACTTCTGTGTACACCCGACCTTCAGGGTAATCAGAGTAGAATTTTTTGAGCCTGTCTTCGACTAATTCATAGTCATTAATATTAAATTTAGGCATTTAGACCTCCTGTCTCTATATATATATAGTACTAGGTCTGTATTATATCGTTAATGTCTGACAATAAATGTTGTGGTTGTTGGAACAATGCACATAAAACGTTAGCACACACAAGCTGTGCCTCCTTTATACGTAGATGTTTACCACAGTTATAACATATACTGCTCATCTTACTCCTCTAGTTGCACCAGGTACTCTGCTGTTACACCCTTGTTAGGCTTAACAAACAAACAAAATTGTGATGGTCTACCCATGCTAGCTAACTGTTCTTGTGCAAATGTATTATAACTTTCAGTTGAGCCATTGACCCATACACGTGTGTCATTGATATACATAGTTGTAGGTGTATGATAGTGTCCACATACTGCGTGAGTAAATGGTTCCATCATTCCATTTGCTGATAAGGCTTTCCACCCTAGTATCTTTTTGTTATATCCATACCAAGGTATACCTGCGTGTCCTCGTATTTGGTCACCATGAAAGCACATGAACTTAGCCTTTAACCCTAGGTTAGCTACTAAGTACCAGTTCTTTTCGTTACCACCATCAGGTACAATAAACTTTATACGTGGCTCATTGGCAAACATTGTCTGAAGTATCTTACCTAACATCCTATCTGCGTTAGTTTCAGGGTTATAATCTCTACGACTTCTACCACCTAACGCACCATGATTACCTATAACCCAGTAAACATCTACCTCTTCAAAGTTAGATAACAATATAGAGAAAAATTTATGCAGGATACGTGGACCATCTACAGTTACTTGCCTATATAAACTAGCATCTATCAAGTGTGATTGTCCAGGGAAAATCAATTCGCCTTCTACTATATCTCCTAGGCATAGTACTGCAGCTTTCCTTATGGGATGTGTACCTCGTTGTAGTTCTGCTAGTTCAGAGATTTTATGAGCGTACCTTACAACTCTTTCTTCAGCTGTCTTTGTATCATACGTAGGTGTTGTCTTAGCAAGTTGTATGTCTGATAGCAGAGGTACGCATATCTCTTCTCCTGCTGCCTTACGTGATTTAGGTGGAGCTTTTACAGGTGGTAAGTCTAATGATTGTATCCCATCTTTGATTGCAAGGTACACTGCTTCAAGTACATCAGCGTTCTTATCGCGTAGCTTATCTATTTGTTTAAGTAAACGTTCGTTTGTTGCTTTTAAGTCAGCATACTTGCCATCAGTAACCTCAGCTAAGAGGTCTGATAGTTCTTCTTTACTTCGTTTAGCCATGTTCTCACACTCGTTTCTGTTATATCGTAGGCATAACTATCTTTTAGGACGTGTCGTATTGATACTGCGTTGACTTGTTTGTTGGTTGCTACTAATTGTTCGATAGCATTTAAAAATTCTTTGACATCATCAGGTGCAGTTTCATACCATCTTCCCGATTTCTTTAAAACAGATTGAAGCAGTTGCTCTATATCTTTACTCACGTGTAATAGTATAGCAGAAGTTTCCAACAGTTTGCAACAATACAAACAAATAAACATAACGCATGCGTATATGAGACAAAATTTTTTTATGTATTACGCACGCGTATATAAGAACAAAAAAAGGGAGCGCGTGTGCGCTCCCTCTTTCCCGACACGAGATGCTAATAGAAAGGGAAAAAATCTCGTATCATCATTCTTACTTCGTTAACGCCGTGTTAAGTAACGGCTGCTACGATAGATATTTCTTCACGTATTCTTTAGCTGTCCCTATGTCGTTGATAGGTGTTATCCTATACTGTTTAACTTTCTGCAATGCCTCTAGCATAAACTTATTAGCAAAGTCGCTTTCGCATTCATCTCGTCTTCTATTGTATCCAATGCCTGATACTTGCATATCAGTAACCATAATCCTTGGCTCTTCTTGTTTGCCTAACCAATCCATAGCAGGACCATCTATAATATTTTCTCTGAAGTGACTAGGTATGCGTTTAACATACTTACCATTCTTAGCAAGTATGTGTACATGACCATGTACCTTATCTTCATAGTCACCACTACTAGTTCCTGCATACATAGCAACTGTAGCTGCAGGTAACATACGTACTAACTCATCTATATCTCTTTCTGAAAAAGACATAGAGCCACTGACATCGATAAGAAGTGTGCCTGCTTTACGTTTAGTACTAGCAGAAAACACCTTACCATCTGTTGTATGTCTGTGCATAGCACGTGGTGCAACACCCATGTCTGAGTATTTCTTTCTCTTACCTGTTATCTTTACAGGTAATCTTTCAGTAAGTTCAGGATAATTTAGTTTCATGGTACCCCACTTAGAATTTTTTACATGGTCTTCGGTAGTCAACACATCCTTAATCTTACGCTCTAGTCTCTCATTACTATCCTCTAACAAGCCATCATCATCGTTCAATGTTATGTCAGTTATATCTTTTAGGTCTTCACTGGGATAGTGATAAGGACTTTTATATTTTTGTAACTCATCATGCAAAAACTGAGCAACTTCCTTAATCTTTTTGTTAGATACTTGGTTGCTATCCTTACGTGTAGACATTGTCATTTTGTATGCTTGCTTACATACGTTTGTAACAAACATAAACTCACTCACTAATGCGCCAACATCAGTAGCTTCAGCAATTTCACTCATTGAAGGTGTCAGGTGAGCATAACTTTTATTTAGATTACCCCTTACATAAGTACTTAAATCGTACGTACTGTAATCATTTTGTAAAGCTACTGTGTTGAAGTCACTGATATAAGCTGTGACAAACGTTTTCATAGTCACCATATCTGTATCATCTTCATCAATCGCTTTTACAAATAGCTTTACGTAATCTCTAGTCTGCATCATCTTGTAACCATGGTTATCCATCGTGCCTATACTTCTGTACTTGTATGGTCTTGTTACACGAAACTTCTTTTCGTAGTACCAATAAGCAGACAAACGCAAAGCAAGCTCTACCCACAAAGGTCGTAAAGATTTAACTCCTACTAACTTTCTATCAACACAGTACTTAGCCTCTATAGCAGTCATAGCTTGTTGTTGCCTTATAACCTGAGGCTCCGTTTCTGTATTGAATTGTACTTCTTTACTATCTAGGTGTGTATAGTGTACGTTACCATCTCTTACTAACCACTCCCTAGACTTAAGAGTTAAGCCAACTAGTGGCTTAACTCTCTTAGTGCGTGATTTATTTGTTGTCTTAAACATCTTGTAACTCAATGCTATCTACAACATTATCTGCTATATCTTCAGCGAATACAATATAAGCTGCATCATTGACTGACATACCCTTATCTACTAACCTAGCAAATTCTTTCCATGCCCTAATTGACATTGGGATATCATCATCAAAGTATTCTTCTGTAGTCTTAGTGTATGCACCTTGATACTCTTCAGGCAATGTTGCTATTGCTGAAGGGTGTACTTCGTTGATATCTAACTTAATAGTAAACCTGTCGGCTAACGCAAGAGGCAACTCGTTTGGCGTACCATTCATAGTTGCTACAACATTAAAACCTTTAGCAGGTTGTACTGTCTCCTTAGACTGATTAGGCAAAGTAAATCGTGCAATGTCTTGGTCATCTAAGATAGCATGAAGTACTGACATCACATCAGGACCTGCATGGTCTATCTCGTTGATAACAAGACGAGTGCCTTCTCGCCATGCCTTGATACCTACACCATCGTTCCAATCGAATGTTCCGTTAGCGTTAGGTATGTAGTGTCCAACTAATTCTGTAGATGAACTATCTACTGTTAAGGTAGTGCTATACACTTCCTTGTCTTTTGGTACGTTAGACTTGACAGCTTGATATGTCTTGCCTGTACCTGGTACACCATAGAGTAAAACTCTTTCGGAAGTACCTATTATGCTTTGGAATTTTTCCCAACATTCCATAATCTATCCTTTCTATTCTTCTTCTTGTTTTTCATCACGCATCGTTTGCATGAAGTCTTTCTCACTACTAGCTAAGAACTGTTCTACATCTTCTATAGTTGCAGTTGCATCGTTTGCAAATTTAGCCTCAGCATCTTGATATATTTTTCTTTCGTAGCCTACATCTTCAGGTATGTCTAACCATGCATAAGGCTTGACAGTAGGTATTTGTTCCCACATCTCAGCCGTTACATCTAGTGATACAGACAACCATTTGATTTCTGCTTTTAGTTCAGTGTTACCTGATGCTATAGCTAAGTAGTCTTCTGTCTTAACAGAAGGTACAGTCCACATAGTTCTTACATGTGGTAATGTCAACACTCCCTCTTTGTGGTAGTGTGGCATAGCCATTGTGCATTGAATAGGATATGTATCTATCAATACCCTATCGGTAGCACCATCTTCATCACGTGCAGGGTTAAAGAAACTCCTCATAAGAGTTCTGTTGTACCCTTCTTCTATTGCTTTGTCATTGAATGTTTCCAACAACGCGGCAGTCACAACCATATGGTTGTTTTCGTGTGTCGCTATACGATAGTTAACGTTCACATCGCCTCTCTTTCTTTATTTATATTATTACTATCTCGAATAGATAGCTTGTAACAGACTAGTTCACAACGTTTGCGGGACTAGTTAACCTCCCTGTGCTAATAGCTATTGCCGTTAGGACTTTAGGGTGACTTCGTGTATCAAACACGCTACATAAACACAATGAATAAGAATGTAGAATGTCGTTAACTTCGTAGTTGCTCTTACCAATCTGTTACAAGCTACCTACTTATACAATAACAACAGGGCAAGTTGTTAACAGAATAGGTAGCTCGTGTGATGCGTTTCAACATCAGGTTAGACTATGCAGTATCCTCTGCATAAGGCG